ACGATGCCTTGAAAGAGTATATGGAGAAATATGTGGAGTTACAAAAGGATTTAGCTTGGAGATTAAATGAAACACAAGAAGACTTCCCGGTCAGGCATGCCCAAATAACTGGAGCAGGAAAGGCTATGCAGGATTTACAGAAATTTCTTTTGACAGTCGGAAGAAGTAAATAATGAATAATTTTATAGATAAAATAGGACAGTATCTAATAGGTTCCATGGGATCAAGAGTAGTTAAGGGAGGTCCGGGGTATGTAGAAGAATCTGCTGATACTAGGTATAAGCCTAGAGCGAATCCTTCTGACTATTCCGCACCAAAACAGAACACATTAAAGGAGTACACAGGTTCCATAAGAGATAAGTTATCCAATTACCTAAAGACGCCAAGAACTGTTTCCTACACCACACCTCCAGAACAGCTGCAGGCTGAACAGGAGGCTCTAAGAAAAGAGATAGAGAGAAGGTCCGTTGGTACTCAATTTGATAACGCATACTCTAGACCTGCTCCTGTACAGCAAGTACAGCAGGCCCCTCAAGTTATGGGCACTTCTGATGTTAGCCCCTGGTCTATGTATGGAAGACCTGAGTCCAATCCTTATTCAGATTTGATAGCTGAGATATTTGGCCCAGACTCTCAAAACTTTGAAGACATATTAAGATGGGGAACTCCTGATAACCAGGGATACGGAATTAACTACGGAGGAGAGAACTTAGATTATAATCCTACGCAGGTAAACTACAACGATAACGGAACCAGGGATATAGGGCTATCTCAGATAAATGAGGGAACTTTTAATGATTATAATAATAGAAGGCCTGATCTAATGTCTCAGTACGGTTTGCAAGATGTAACATACGATCAAATGGTAGACCCCAGACTAAACCTATTGATGGCTAAGATAATATACGACACACAGGGTCCCGGAGCATGGTATGGCGGACCAATGTATAGAAAATAGATTGTATGATATAATTTATTTACTCTAACATGGTTTCACCTCCACTAAGAGGGGTTGGGTACTGGCCCTAACTAGTACCGTTAGTAATAATTGCCGGGGAGCACAGCTGATTGTGTCCGGAGAAAAGGATCAGATCAATGAATGACGATAACACACAGAATCCCGCTGTACCTAATACAGATGCGGAAAATTTAAAGAAACAATTATCAGATGCTCAAAATAAATTGCAAGAACAAGGAAAAGCCCTCTCAGAATATGAGGACTATGCCAGAAAAGCAAACCTCGTTGCAGAGGCTATTAGTAGAAATCCAAAAATCGCGGACCAGATTAGAAGAGAGCTTTCCGGAAATAGAGAGCCTGCAACAGAACCTGTTACCACTATCAAAAAGGAAGAAAAAGACAGTAAAAGAGAACCTAAGGCTGTACCGGATCCACAGGTTGAAGAGATTAATAAAAGACTAACTAAACAAGAGAAGTTAAATAGAACTAAGGCTATAGAAAGCTTTGAAAAGAAATACGGGCTAGACTCCCTTACTCCAAAACAGAAAAAAGAAGTGACAGCTAAAATAGGTACTTATCTAAGCGTTTATGGGAATAAAATAGAAGACGTTCCTTTGGAGAGACTAGAAGATGTATTAGACACTAGCTATAAGGCTATAGTATCTCAGGAGGCTGTGATAGAAAATAACCAAGAAAACAATGCCAAGGCCTATCAGGTGTTAACTGGATCTTTTGGATCTATAAACGGAAGAAACATTAATGCCGAAGATAAAAGAGCACTTACAGCTAAACAGAAAGCCATGGCAGAAAAATATGGTGTGAGCTCGGAAAAGGCCGAGAAGTACAAGGATGTGGGGACAGAAGAGAATCCTTTCATACCTGATGCAGAGAAGAACTCTGATTCATAGAATAACTCTTTATACCAGCCATAATTGCAAATATACTATCGCTACGTTATACTTAATGTAGTAGTAGTAGTTAATTAATGGCCGCAAGGCTAATAAAGGAAAAATATGGCTGGTTTTATATTTAAAAAATCATTAATAACCAAAGATAGCCCAGTGGCTTTATCTTATATTATAAACAACAGTGAAACTATACAGGTAGGCGATGCGGTTGCATTGGATACTAATGGACACATAACTGTGGGTACAGCTGGAGAAGAAGTTCTCGGCATAGTAGCTGGAGTTACGGATTCAAATGGTATCTCTATAGATGCCGATAGCGGAACTACAGATACGTACACAGTTGCCTCTGACAACGAGACTAGTGCACAGAAAAAGGCACAAATCACAGCAGATAAGATGTCTCTTTACTCAAATGACGCTGACGGGGACTTAGCAACCACAAACTTGCTTCAGTTCTTCGATTTAATAGATGAAAATACTATAGATCAATCTAGCGCCTCTGATACTTCAGGGCAGTTCCAATTAATAAGTTTAAACCCCGATGGGGATGGCGATGCTTCAAAAGGACTTTTCAAAATAGCTGAAAGTCAATTGGACGCATACGTTCAACAATAAGAAAGGTCTAATATGACTGCATTAAGATCCGCATTCAAAGACGAACTTGATCCTTCCGTTAGAACTATCTACTTTGATAGATATAACCAAGAAGAACAAAAAATGCCTATGGTATTTAATGTTAATACTTCTGATAGAGATCAAGAAACAGACTCAGCAACAACTGGGTTTGGTAAATTAGTTCAAACTGATGAACTAGGACCACTAGACTACGAAGATCCAGTAAAGATGTACAGAACTTCGTATCAACATTTGAAGTACACTAAAGGCTTCAAAGTATCCCAAGAATTATGGGAAGACGATCAACACAACGTAATTAAGAGAATGCCAAAAGCATTAGCTAAAGCAACTGTCTATACAACTGAGTTCCACTCAGCAAATGTATTAAACAACGCTTTCTCTACTAGCTACACAAGCTACGGAGATGGTAAACCTCTATGTTCCACATTACATCCAAGAGCAGATGGTGGTACAGCTCAATCAAATGCCTCCTCAACAGGGGTAGTTCTTTCTGAACCTAATTTAGAGGTAGGAAGATTAGCACTTGAAAAAGCATTAAACGATAAAGGACAAATTGCTGCATTTACAGCTGATACATTACTAGTACCTCTAGATTTAGAGAAAACAGCTATGATATTAACTGGATCCTCAGCAAGACCTGGAACCGCTAACAATGACGTTAACGTGTACCAAGGTAAATACAAAGTTGTATCCTGGAGATACTTAACATCTTCTACCGCATGGTACTTGATGGACAAGTCAAATGCTTTACTTGAATGGTTCTGGAGAATTAGACCAGAGTTCAAATCAGATTACAACTTCGATGCAGATGCTGCATTGTACAAGACAAGAGTAAGATTCTCCGTTGGATGGTCCGACTGGAGAGGCGTATGGGGTTCTGCAGGTGACGGAGCAGCTTACGCATCATAAATAGTTAATTATATCCTGGGCCTGCTTATACGGGCTCAGGAAGTGTATCCAATTACAAGGAAGACAATATGGGAGTAACAAAATTCGATAAAATAGACGGAGAATTTGGAAGACTACCAAGCGGTAATTCTTTACCAACTACTCCTAGTGGTTACTACGGCGGAGACGTTGATAGTAATGAATGGGTAGGTGGGGAAGCATATTACAACTCAGGAGACAATAGGCTTTATATCCAAACCGCTACATCAGGCACCACAGCTACATGGAAAAGACTTCTTGAGACATTTGCTACAAGTACTACTAGTACTTCTACTAGTACCTCTAGCAGTACCACTTCTAGTTCTACAAGTTCTAGTTCAACAACTACAGGAGCTTAATGAGCATTATTAGTGTTGAAGGAAAAACTTTTAATTCCGACAGAGAGTATGTAATTTATAAACTTATGAATGACAGCTCTCTAGACGAGACCACTTCTGACGAAGTAGATGTATCCATCTATGACGAGGTATCCCTTGTAGTAGAATCCAGTGCGGGGGTAAGTGGGGGAGTAGTAACATTAGAAGGAGCTATTAGCTCCGACTTCACCGGTACATGGGCCTCTTTTGGAACCATAACCACCAGTGCAGCTACAACCACTTACATACTATCCGCCAACGAGCCGGATGGAACCACAAAGGTAGGTCTACCAATAAAATACTTAAGAGCAAGGATATCTACCGTTGTATCAGACGGAACTCTAGATGTTTACTTAATGTGTCGTAGATGATATAGTTGATCTAACTTACATAGTTAGGTTAAATATATGAATATAGACAATACAATAGAGTTCTACATCACATCAGATATAAACATAGCCGCTACCCTATTAGTACTAGGGTTTAAAATGGTATCACTCGACCCTTCTAACCCTTCTAGGGTTAAATTCTTTTTTGACCCCATGGAAATTACCGAAAACACCCCTCTTAATGTTGAGGAAGTGTCCAGGGAATATTGGAATAGCGGTATTTCAGTAAATCCTAGGGAATTATTTAATGTTAAACGGGATCTCATCTCTAGAATAAGAGAAGGGGAGCGTTTATTAAAGGACTAATATGATAGACATAAAAGATATAGCAGTACTAAATGACTCTAATAAAGATATAGTAAACTTCCCTATAGAGGAAGCCAAGGTAGATGACAATGGAAGGCCTGTATTGGACTTGGACACTCAGCAATGGGTAGTGACAGGAAAAACCAATGTGTGGAACTTACCTGCGGGTGAGAGAAAGATATTCCCTCGTTACGTTGGTGAATATCTTATTAAAACCTACGGATTCTTAAAGGAAGTAAAGGTTGTGGAAGAAGAAGTGGCCCCAGAAGAAAAATTAGAAGAGGGAAAGGCCAGATGCCCTTATTGCAAAGTCGTTTTTAGTGAAAAAGGACTTCCAATGCACATTTCTTCTAAACACAAAGAAGAACTTTTGAAAAAATGAAACAAATAGAACTAGACGGAGTAAAATATAACCTCGTTCCTGTGGTGGAGAAGGAAAAGACCACAATAGGGGACGACATAGGCACCTCATACATAGGGGGAGGCAATAAAACCCCCTTAGAACCGAATATAGAGCCTACCCCCAGTATTGGTGATGATATCGGGGCTAAACAGGATCAAGTGTCTACTATATCCGGCAGTGGGCTGGAAAAAGCCGTTCCGACTGAGTATGGTTATAAAAAAAGATTGGAAGACAGAAAGCTACTTCCATCAGATGTAATGGCTACTCCCAGATCCGTGTCCAGGATACCTGAAATGAACTTAGACCCGGGAGGAAAGATGGCTCGGCAGGTTGGGTACAACCCCTGGATAGGCGAAGGTACTAGCGTAGACGTTTGGTAAGAAAATGTATATGAAAAAAGAAAATAAACCTAAGGTAGGGATACTAACTACCTTCTACAATTTTAATCCAGAGTATTCTCTGTGCACTGTTGTAAGCCAACAGCTGGAGATGCTAATTAAGTACGGTTACACTCCGGTACTATTTACGCTACCTTCCTTTAACGATGATAAAATGGTCCCACAAGGAACAGAGATAAGAAAGGTTGTACCTCAGTTAATTCTAGAACCATATGGGGAAGACAATTTCGATAACTTAGAAGAAGACTCCTTAGAGGCACAAGAAGCTTTTGAAGATAACATGGAGGATATGGATGTAATACTAACCCATGACATAATATTTATAAATTCGTTTCTACCTTATAACAAGGCAATTAGGGACGCCTCTGAAACCAAACTATCCCACGTTAAGTGGTTACACTGGATGCACTCAGGACCTTCTGCTAGGAAAATGGATGGTACTGTAAGGGAACTTAGATATACTTTACCCAAAAACTCTAGACTGGTATACATGAATCACACAGACTCTATAAGGGCAGCTGAGATGTATGGTATATGGAATAAAGATGTTAGGGTAATATCCAATCCTATGGATATAAGATCTCTGCACAACTTCCATGAAATAACAAACTCGTTAATAGATAAGTACGACCTGATGTCAGCCGATATAATAGACGTGTACCCTTTGTCCACTACTAGAATGGATAAGGGCGGAAAACAACTATCGCACGTTATCAGGGTAATGGCTGAGCTAAAGAAGAGGGGAAAGTCTATTAGACTAGTGGTATGCAATGCCCACGCCAACGGAGAAAGAGAAAAACTAGCAATACAGGAAATGTACGGGCTGGCCCTGTCTCTAGGGATGGAGAGAAGGGAATTAATATTCACATCTCTTCACGATATTCCAAACAATGAGGGAGGGGTTCCACACGAGGTTGTAAGGGACTTGTTCATACTCAGTAACCTATTCATATTCCCCTCCGTATCTGAGAACTGTCCTCTTGTATTATTGGAGGCTATGGCATCTAAGAATTTGCTAGTATTAAACAAAAACTTCCCCGCATTAAAGGATTTTGGTGGTCCCAGATCGCTGTATTTTAATTTTGGCTCCTTACTAGAGACTCCTCACTACCCCTCAGGTATAAATGAGTATCTATCAGACGTAGCAAAAATTATAATTTCTGAATTAAACAACGAAAAAGTACTATACGCCCAGGACATAGTTAGAAAGAGATTCAACTTAGATTATATATTTAATCAACAGCTGGGTCCTTCTATTATGGAGATTTACCGTGGGTATTAATAAATTAAAAAGGAAAATATGAATAAAAACATATCAGCAGAAATATCTTGGCTAGACCGAGATATAAAGAGGTTTAAAGATTTAGGGTACATCATACCCAAAGTACAAAGAAAGATCTACTCGGCTATAAGAGACCATTGGGTCCACGGAAAGACAGTAGTAGATATAGGATGTTCCATAGGAATAGGGGCCAATATACTATCACATGAGGCCAGGCACGTCCAAGGGTTGGAGATAAACGAAGAGTCAGTACGTTTTTGTAGTAGACTGTTTTCTCGTCCAAACCTAGATGTTACACAGTTCGATATAGAAAATCCAACAGATAGGCCTATGTCTAAATTTGATGTGATAACTATGATAGAGGTAATAGAGCACTTGGAAGACCCTATGAAAGGAATCGACCTTATCAAAAGGTTTATGGGTAAAGATTCTGTAGCATTTGTAACAGTGCCAAATACAGCCCATCAAAAGGTAAAGGATGCTGATGCTAAGAATGAGTTGCACATACAACACTGGACTCCTGGAGAGTTTTATAACCTTATGATAAAACACTTTGAACACGTAACCATGTTTTCTTCGTACAGACTTAATCAATGGGAGCAGGGGGAAACTACAGACGG